GCCAAATTTATACCTGTTAGCGATCCAGCTAATCCTGCTGTTGCGACCAATGCGCCTATTTGTACAACGGTTGATGCTATTTTTGCACCTTGTCCGTTACCACCCTGTAGCTCTGGGTATATTCTTACAACATCATCATTTTTAAGTTCATAATCAAGGCTTAATTGTTCTGGGTATTTATTGTTTATAAATATACAAAGTCTATTTTCTTTAATATCAAGAAATGAAACTACATCTTTTATTTTTGAGTTTTCTGTTATTTTTACTGTAACAGTATTTTTATTTTTGTTTAAGATTTCCATTTATAGAAACCTTCCACATCTATGTTATGCTTTCTTAAATCACACAATTTATGAATAATAGAAGACCCAAATTGATCGGCTGTATGTAATACATATTCTGTATTGTTTTGCTTAAAGTATGTACCAAGGTGTGATAGTCTTCCTCTTATCTTCATAAGTACAGCACACCCATCAACAGGTTTTTTAATCTCTTCCTCCATGAAATCAAAAAGATTTTTTTTCATGGCTACAGAATAAGCAAAAACATTTTCAGATTGTGGTCTTATATAACTATAATCGAAATTATTTCCATAAATCTCAGATTGAACCTTTAAAGCAAGGTCACCACAGTTCATATCTTTAAATGGTATTCCTACATATTGAATCATTAGAATAGTCCTGGTGATGTTCTTTTGTCGTATACTCTTTTGCATGCTCTTTTATTAAGAACGCTTTGATAAGTTAGTTGAGCGGTTATTTTGTACTTTGTAACCTGAATGCCTGACATATCGAATAGGCTTTGATACTCAACAATGTTTGGTGTCGATCGTGTTATAACTTGAATAAATGCTTGTGTATTATGGCCACCAGCCTGTAATTGTTCTAAGAATCTAGTTACCGATCTTGATATATTATCGATTTCTATTGAAGCTGTAGATGCTTGTTTATCTGTTTCATTTGGTAGAATCATTCTAAACTGGCAAGAAACATATGTTTCACCGTTAGAAACAATATCGCAAGAATCATTTACTAGCCTTATAGGGTCTGAAAATAACACATTTGATATTGTCAAAAGATACAGTGCATCATCATCTGATGAAGATATAATAAGATTAGCTTTTAAAGCATTAGAGAAATTTTTAGCCATTATCGAATATCTCCATAGATATAGAGGTATTCCATTTTCTCATTAATTTGTCTGGTCTTAAATCCAAATCAAACTCGATAAGTCTTGCTCTTTTCTGTGTCTCAGAGGATGGATCAATAAATAAAAACCAATCTGCACCCATATTGATATCGTTCTTCCACCATGATATAAAATCAGAATATTTTTCATTACATATTGAAATATCAAAAGTAATTCTTTTGAAAGATGCGCAATATTGCCTACGCTGTTTTGAAAACCCACTATCAAAATCAGAACGTATAACAGTTGATATCATTGATTCTCGATATGTATTTGCTTCAATATCTACGTATATTGGAAATTCTGATATCATCTTCTAACCCCAAACACATTTTGCATTGATTGTGAAATAGGCCCATTACTTGATTGATCTTCAAGGATAGTATCAATAATGAGTTGGCGTCCATCAAATCTTGTTTGAGACCTTGCACTCACAGGAACGCCTGTATTATTAACAACATTCACAGTTACGCCTGATCCTGATACTTGGCCACCATCTGCAAAGCCAAGCCTTCTTGATCTGCTATAGAATCCACGACCTAAAGAATTAAGATTATCAAGTATTCCTCGACCTAATAGACTTACGCTTTTCGCGTTTAAAACGTACTCACCATTTGAAAGATATGCTGGTATAGAGTCACTTGTCGATGATCCAGGCCCTGATACATAACCACCTGTTGCACGACGTAAAGGACCTTGCCCAGCTTGATTAAAACCAAGTCCTGCAAATAAACTACCAAAAGCTCCTTGTAATGCTTGATTCGTTAGTGATCGTAGTATGTTTCTTGCCAAATCTTTAAATGCGTTTCCAACAGATTTTGTACCATCAATGATTGATTCAAATGCGTTAGTAAAAGAGTTTGTAAGTATTTGTCCTGTTTGTGATAAAGTTTTAAGGCTTATCTCATATTCTGCGAGTGCTTTTTTTGCATCTTGTTTTCTCTGCTCATTTGTCTTGCTTTCTTCATCTCTTATTGAACGAAGTCTATTTCCATAAAGTTCTAATCCTTCAGGATTAAATGTTTCTTCTCCGATATTATTCCCATCATTTGTTATTTTATTAAAATCATTTGATATTTCATCAAATGTTTTAAGTGCTGATTCTCTCCAATTTTGAAGCAATGACCCAAATGATGCAATCTCTCTATCTTGTACATCTTCATCAGTAAATATTCTTACAGAATTTTTAAATTCTTCTTTAGAAAAGTCTAGAAGTGTGTCTCTTAAATCTACAATTCCTTTTCTAAAGTTTTCTACGTCCTTTGTTGCCTTGTCTGATACAACGCCAACCAAATTTCCTAATTTTACCCATCCGTCAACTACTAATACAATAAGATTTGCAAGTGTTAATAGTTGTGATCCTAATAAACCTAGGGTTCCACTTATAATACTAAATAGAGCTTCATCAAGAGAACCCAATGTATCATCTAGCAATCTTATTCCATCAGTTAATAAAACAAATGCTGCAACGACTAAAGTTATTGGATTAATAAACAGAGATATATTTGATAATAACAATCCTATTCCTATTGTTACAGGTCCAATAACTGTTGCAAGTATCCCTAGTTGTATAATAAATGCCTTTGTATCATCGGTTAGATTTTTAAAATATCTAGTAAGATTCTGAAGTCCATTTACAAGAGGTATAAGAAATGCATTTAATATTTTTCCAATGTCTTCTTGTAAATCACCAAAAGCATTTTTAAGCTGTATGATTGGTCCTACACCTACCTTTGCAAGAGCTGTAGCTGTTCCTCCATATTGTTTTTCTAGCTCATCAAGAATAAGAGTTTGTGCATCAAAAAGCCTATTTTGTTCAACAAGTGTATTAATAGTATTTTTTTGTTCTTCTGAAAACTGAATACCAGACCTTGATAAAGCAGATAAATTTGCGACAGGGTCGTTTAAGGCTTTACCTAGCTGTATTGAAGCACTTTTTAAGTCTCCGTCTAATTTTGAAGCCAAATCTAATACAGCAATTTGAGTTCTTTCAAATGCTTCACCTGCAATATTTGTAAAAGTAAGTAACTGTGCAGTTACATCCCCAAGTATTTCCTCATCAGCATATCTTGTAATAGTTTGCAGTTGTTCTGATATCTTTATAAGTTCTTCTGCTGTGAATCCTGCTGACTCACCTGTTGATTGTAGCCCAGCTCTTATTTTTGCTATTGCTTTTTCTTGGTCATCAAATGCTTTAATAGATGCAACACCGAAAACTGTTGATATTGCATTTGATAAACCTGTAAATGACCTTCCAAGTTTTTCTATATTCTTGCCAAAAGAATCAGTTTTATCTGATAGTTTATTTATCTGTTGTTCAACCTTCGCAAACCCTATTCCCTCTGCAATAATTTTTAGTTGAGTTTGAAAATCAGTTGCCATTATCTAACCTCTTTATGTTAGATATTTTACCAAAGAATTTAAGAAGATCATCGCTTTTTTTCCCTAAATGCTCACGTGTTGAATTTTCTGCATGATGTAGTTTATTTATTGAAGATAGAATATCTATAAGCAATGGGGATATCCTATCATCTACACATCTTGAATCTTGTATTGTTTCTTTTGTAGTTTCATTAAATAAAATCTCTGTTGACCATTTTGCACAATCACTTTTTATACAAGTCTTAAATTTATTGTATGGACATTTCTTTACTGATTCCTCAATTTTCATCATAACCTCGTACAAAGTATAAAATCAGCACATGCATGTTCTAAACTTCCATGTGTTACGTTTGCAATCCCTGAGTTATTTGTTGATTGTGAATCTGTTGTTGAATCATCAGGGCTTCCACTATCTCCTGCAACATCAACGCCGTTACTATTTGAATCTGAGTTATTTTGATCCTCTGTTGTAGTATCAATAAAAGGCCATGTACCGTTTCCATCTGTAGCTGTCCAAGCTGTCATCCCTGTCG